ATTTTTTCTGGCTGTTATTTTTAATGTAGGGGCCAGCAAGCCATCATCGGCCATGGCCACGGCTACTTCCGAGTTTTCTGGAAACGGAGCATTCGATCGTTCAATCCACCATCTGCGAGCTTTTTCAAGAGGGTATCCCTCATGCTCGAAACAAACCCATTCTGATATTTTTTTTATATAGTTAATCCAGTATTCCACTCTCATGGTTTTCGGTGCGTCGTCGGAAGCATCGTATTTGGTATGAACATGATATGCTGTTCTTACGACTTCATATTCGGTTGTCTCGCCTGATAACACGTCTCCTTCCGCCGCGGTTCCGTCATGACGCAAATCTTTTTTTCGTTCAGGAAATCTGTATCCGCATTCCGGACAGACGCCGTATCCCATTGAAATGATTGAGTGGCATTCCGGGCATTCTTTCCACGGTGCCGGGCCCGTTCCGTCCGAGGCCTTGCCGTAGGCGATGACCGCGTCGACCGGGCCGTGACGAAGAATATTCCCACCGTAATCGAGGATAAGAGCGTTTTCTTTGCCTTCGCAGATGCGGAAGGATCGCCCTGTCATTTGATAATAAAGCCCCGGCGACATGGTGGGTCGTAACAGCGCCACACAATCAATTCGTGGTACGTCGAATCCATGCGTCAATACGCCTACGTTTATCAGATACTTCAGCTCTCCTTTTCTGAATTGTTCGATAATCGTGTCGCGTTGTGCCGAAGGGGTCTCGCCGAGGATGATTTCAGCACGTTTCCCCATTTGCTGAAAAGTTGCGGATAGCGATTTCGCGTGTTCTACGCCGGATGCAAAAAGAAGTACACTTTTCCGCTCTTGTGTTTTTTCAATGATTTCTGTGCAGGCGTCGATTAGGACGCTGCTTCCCATCATGAGCTGTTCAGCCTCTTCGGGTATGAATTCTCCCGCCCTGATATGGAGCCTGTTCGTGTTGGGTTTATTCTTGCCTGCACGCGCGGTCAGCTTCGATAAGTATCCTTGGAGTATCAATTCTCTGACTCCAACTTGATAGCAAATCTGGTTCAGTATGTTTTCGGGTGTACAGATTGGACCGGTGGTCATTCGGAACGGAGTGGCGGTGAGGCCGATGATGCGGGTTTGGGGATTGCGGTCTTTCATCGCCTGGATGAAAGTCCTGTACATGCCTTCACCTTCTTCGGGAATCAAGTGGCATTCGTCTACTATTATCAAATCGGGAGGAATAAACGCATCGGGATTGCGGTATGCCGATTGGATGCCTGCCACGGTGACAGGGAGCATGGTCTGCTTGGATTTCAGTCCGGCGGAATAGATTCCTACCGGCAAGGCAGGAGCAAGCTGGCGGATTTTATCCGCGTTTTGCTCGAGGAGTTCTCGGACATGAGCGAGGACGATGACGCGCCCTTTCCACAGGGTTACTGCGTCCTGGCATATCTGCGCTATAATCCATGACTTTCCTGCCGCTGTTGGAAGCACTGCGCAAGGATTGTCGTCTTTCGTCCGTAGATGCTCGTATATCGCATTCACAGCTCTTTGCTGATATGGTCTCAGTTGTGGCATGTATCGTCACCAGAATGGAGTATTCCTTCGGTCTGCCCTTGCGTTGGGAATAGACCCAGTCGAGATTCTTATCGTTGTCTTCGCGGTCAAGCGCGTCGGCAACGCCGTCGCGTACGGCTTTAAACGCGGAAGCCAGGTTGTCGTCATCGAGTTTCCTCGGTGCGATTCTGGTTAATTCGATTTTAAGCATGCCTGTCTTTTTCATGCGTCTGAATTCTGACAGTCCAAGCAGGCAGAGATAGGCGGCCCGTCGTTGATTTTTTACAATCTTGGCACGGGCCGCCCAATGTCTTCTCTGATTCGCTTCCGACCAGGTCTTGATGGGGATTACCGTCTCCACGGCGCCGCCGAGCCAGATGTTGCCGAAACTGACGTGGGAGCGGTTGGCTGTTGAGCAGATTCCCGTGCGAAATAGCCCCTCACTTCGTTCCTCATCTCGCCATCGAATTCTTTTTGCGTCACGCGTATGACAATCGGCTTGTCATGCAGTTGAGCCGTGTCGTTTAGGTCGGGGACGTTGATGGCGTGGCAGATGGCGGACAGCTGTCCTCTTGCGATTTCGACGGCTTTTTCGTTCGGATTTTCGAGGTTGAGTCTACTCCATAGCTTGCGGTTCTTGTGTTCGCCTTCGATGATTTCGAACGTGAGAGCGAGGTACATCCCTTTACCGGATTTCGTTTCCTTGAATTCCGAGTTGGTAATGACGGCTACGTATTTTCCCGGCGGGATGGCTTCGAAACTGTTGGGAGCTACTTCTCTTGCGTTAAACGAGATTTTTGCCATCTTCTTTAATCTCCTTTACGTTTGGCCCGAACATGGCACGGGACAACACGTCCCACGCGTTTCCTTGCGGAAATGGTAGTTCTTCGGGCAGGTTGTGTCGATTTTTTGCGAGACAGGCGGGGCCTCCCACGGTTCGAAGAACTCTGTCGGTTCCGATTGGAATGGCAATGTTGCGTTCGTTGAATCCTTCTCCATCCTTTTCGATGCGATAACAATATCCGGCAAAAAGGATATCGCTGCACCATTCGGAGACCATCGCCATGACGTGTTTATGTAGTCTTGGGGCGTATCGGTCGTAACTTTTGCTCAACGGGTCTTCGAATTTCTCGATTTTGGCATGAGCAAGTACAACGACCATCATGTTTTTTTGATCACGTAACGCATCGAGCCCATCGAGAAGTTCTCGCCATAGGGGAAGGACGAATAAATAGCCTTTCTGGTATCCAATATCGTCAATGCTTTTCACTCCCCGGGAAAGGCAAGTTTTGTCCCAGAGCAGTTTTTCGAGCCAGTCCGCGGAATCAATAACGATGGTCTGGTAAGGGTGTTCTTCGGTGTAGAGCTCGCCGATGTAATTGTAGACATCAGCATAGGATCTGGCAAGCGGAAATCGTTCGCAGTCGATTTCTCCCAGCCCATCTTCTGTTTGAATGAACACGGCATTAGGTGTTTGCGCGCCAAATGTGCTCTTGCCTATGCCTTCTGTTCCGTATAGAAGGATTTTAGGCGGGCCGGGCTGCTTTCCTTTAATTATTTGCATCTGAATCCCTTAGAATTTGTGTCAATCTTCCGATGGGCCCTGAAGCGAGTTCCTGGACCGTTCTTTTTTGCAGGGCTCGTTCATCGTATGTCCCGGTGAGGACTTGCGGGTCGCTGCCTTTTTTTGTGTTTGCGCGAATAACCGTGTACCGGACGCCTTTCGGAGGTTTCCCATAGGGTTGAACGAGGACCTCGAAAGCGTTTTCCTGGTCGGCTAGAAACTTTTCCAGCCTTGCGATAAAGGCCTCCTTCTTTATGTCGGTTTCACGGCTGATGTGCGTCGTTACCATCTGTCATCGCTTCCTTCGTTGGGTTCATCCTCGTTGTTTTCTGCATCATTCTTGTCATCTTCCGTCGGGATGAAGTCGAGAACGCTGCCGAGGAGATCGGCTTGATCATCTTCCAGGTCTTCGATTCGAGCTTCGCAGTACTCCTGAATCGCGCCGACTACGGCGTCGGCGTTGTGGAACCATTCCACGACCGAAGCGACGTCTTTGCGGATGTCGCCGGTGGCGTCATCCTCCAGGACTTCTTTGGTGGCGTTGCCGAGGTTTTGCACCAGGGATGCGTACTCCTCGAGAAGCTGGCTGGAGCATGACAGACAGTAGACTTTTGTGTCTGCCACAACGTGCGGAAACTTGTCTTCGAATGTCGAGCTGCAGTTATCACATTTGATGATCATTTTGGTTTTTCCTCCTTTGAAATTCGCGAAAGTATCATTTTGAAGGCCCATGGCCCGAATTTTTCTTCAATGAACTTTAGTACCATCTCTCGGCTTGGTGTGGGAACGTGTTCAAGTTTTTCACCGCACGAGCAGTTGAACACGTAGAGGCCTGCAGTCGACAGGAAGATTTGAAACTCCTTGTCCTTGCCGCAGGCGGGGCACTTCAGGGCTTGGATTTTGTCGGTGTTCATGTCACTCATGCGTTTCTCCCAAAGTCCAACCACCTGGCCGCCGAGTGTGGCTACGACGGCCAGGCGTGGACATAAAAAAAGCCCGGCTTCCTTCAAGCGAGGGACAGCACGGGCTCTTTTTTTTGTCTGCCACACTGCGGTTTGCATACCGCCTCTTTTAAAAAATCTGGTCGCGGGAGCCGGAGTTGAACCGGCGTGACGGGCTTATGAGGCCCGTGAGTGGCCACCTACTCTATCCCGCAATGCCTGAGAGTTTATACCATGAAATCCATGAGAGTCAATAGGAAAATTAAAAAAAAAAAGCGACCGTCGGCGCGAAGCCTGCGGTCGCTTTTTTTTTGGGGGTTCATTCGATGCTGAACGAACCTGGCGCATTGCCCTCGTCGTCGGAG